TCTCACCATATTTGACAATCTGAGAGCCAATATTATTTGGGGTAAATTTGACCTGGATTTGGTCAGTTAAATCTAAAGCCAAAAGATTATTTTGTTGCAGAGTTGTCAGTTCAGACATTTGAACAGTAATCGAATCAAAACGATATTCAGGCTCAGAGTACTCGCCAAGTAAAGAATCAGCTAAAGCTAAAGCATCCACATCAGAATTAAATAACAAACCATCCAAGTTGTATGAAGAAATACCATAAGCAGATTGCGAACCAAAATCATCAACAGTTTGTGGATTACCACCAGCCCTAGTCACAACAACTCGGTTGTATAAAAATTCTGAACCATAAACAACTGAAACATTAGAAAAAGGAATACCAGTACCATCATCACTTAAAACAACTAGCCCACTAGAACTTGGACCAGCCAAGGTATCTTGAAAAGTTGCGTTACCAGAGTTATCAATGAAGAAAGAACCACCCTCAGTTTGTTCAACAATTTGTAAATAAGTTAAAGCACCAGTTCCATCATCAACTACATCACCTTGCAAGTTAATAGTTCCAACATCAATATTTCTATTTACTAAGGGCCAATTAACTTCAGGTCTGTTCAAAACAGCGTTGATTCTTGCACCAGTAAGTTGAGGTATAGCCGTATGTGCTGCTAATGCCTGTGTTGCCAGCAAAGTAAAACCATCAGAAGCCAAAGCGACTGCTTGATTATCACCAGATGGTTGATACAACAAATTCCAGTCATCAATCAAACCATAGAAAACTGCTGAACCATTTGATTTAACACGAATTTCTCTATGAGGAACAATTTGGCCAGCATAAGGACTAGAAGCATTAAGTGGGTCAAAAACGCGTGTTGTGTTGTCAAAAATTACTTCTAAATTACCTGCATCATATCTATCAAGTTCACGGCTTTTACCGCGATTACTGGCGATTGAAATTACATAATCTGTTACATCATAAAAAAGTGTTCCACCAAGAGTAAACTCCGTGTTATCTAAAACGCCTTGAACTTCATCATCCAGAGTGAAAAATGGTCCACCTTGAGAAGTTAAATCAAAACCTATTTCAACTGTTTTTGTTGGTAAAGCCATTTAGACTCTCACAAACACTTGACCAGATGAACGCTCATATTTTCTAATTGCTTCAACAATGTCACGACCAACTTGCGCACCATTAGTTCCAATACCAGCATTAACATTTATGTTAAAAGTGCTTCCCATTCCCGCATTTTTACCAGACAAAGGAATTACAGCCTCAGGTCCTGCCTCACCAATCAGTGCGTTCGTAGGTCCAGTAACAATTCCGCCTTTAGCCATACGAATAGTTTTATTTTTTAATGCTGTTGCTAAAGCTGTGTAATGACGTGATGCGGCATCAGGAAGTTTACTGATAGTTGAAATCTGATTAACAGTCAATAAAGGTTTGCGTTGCACAGGTGGTTTATCATCAATTGGTGTTAAAGCGGGAGTAGGTCCAGATGGAGCTGATGGACCAGTAGGTAATGTATCAACTAAACTTTTAAGCTCAGCACGTGCTGAATCTAAAGCGGCTTTAATACCAGCGACCATTGCCTCTGCTTGTTTAACGCCAGCGTCATAGAAAGCAACAGCACCGAACTCACCAACTTGATCAGCAACATTAAATATTGAATCAACAAGAGTGTTTACTTGGTCAACAACTGTTGCACCACCAATAATTATGCTGTCAGCAATCTTAGAACCAGCATCAAAACCTGCATCCAAAACTTGTCTAATAGCACGTTCATTCAAACCAAGAACAACAAGTTGTTTAACCTTGTCAGCGAAAAGAGTTGCTTTAGTTGCTTGGTCTGCTAAACCTTTTAAGAAATCTTCAGATTCTGCTGCTTTACCAAAATCTAAAATACCTGTGATGGTGCTACCGATTGCGTTTTTGAAGTTTGTAAATTTGCCGCGCACATCATCTAAAGCTGATTCTGCTTTGCGTAAAGCATCTTCAAGATTGTCAACCACAACTTGAGCAGCGTTTTTGGCTGCCTCTCTAACCTTTTTAAGTTCCTCAGATGTTTTCTCTAATCCTTTATTCATCTTGCCTATGCTTGGAACAACTGTTTCAGAAACCTCTGTGCCTAAAGTGTCTGTTTGTGCTGCTAAAGCACCCATATTGTTTGATGCTTCAACTGTTGCAAGACTTATCCGCTTGAGAGAGACTGGTGCTATCTGACCAACTTCTTTAACATCAACGCCAAACATTTGCAGGCCTCTAATTACTAAATTCATTCCTTGCAAAAACAGATTCATATGATCAATAACAAAATTTATTGCGCCCTCAGCAAAGTTAATGAAAGCGTTTCCTAGTTTTTGAATTCCTTGACGGAATTTATCTGATGTTCTGAAAGCGTGGATTAAAGCAACCACCAGCAAAGCTAATCCAGCGGCTATCAGGTAAACAGGGTTTGCTAAAAGAACTATTTGTAAAATTTTGAACACTTCAATAAATGTTTTAACAGCACCAATAACTTTTCCAATAACAAAAAGAAGCGGTCCAAGAGCAGCAACCAAAGCAAGAATCTTCAATCCACTTTCAATAGTCTCAGGACTCAAAGCCTTAAACTTATCAACCAGTTTTTGAATTTCAGGAATAACTCGGTTCTTAATTACATCACTCACTTCAAGAACGACAGGCAGTAAAACTGATCCAATATCTTCCTTCATTTGTTTGAATTCTCTGCCCAAGAGAATAATTCTTCCCTCTGGGGTTTGAGCTAAGGCTTCATTGAAACCTTTATATGTTGAGTTGAGAACTTCAACAAGTGCAGCAGCACGTTCAGATTCTGTTCCGTTAGCAATTTTCTTTTTAGTATCTTCATCTAAGACGAAACCAACTCTTGTTAAAGAAGCGAACTGGCCATTCAACGCTTGAGCTAAACCGTTTGTCATAGACTTAAAATCTTCACCAGTAGCAGAAGCACCTTTTTCTGCAAGCACATAATCTAAAATCGCTGGGGTAAGTTTTGAAATCGTCTCACCTTGTAAATCAAAAGTTGCTAACTGTGATTGTGTTGTGACAATGCTTTCCCTGGAAGCAATACCAACTTTTTCTAAAGCAGAAGCCTGTTTAAGTAACGCATCAACACCTTTTTGTGTTGCACCACCAGTGGTTAAAAGAATTTGTCTAAGTCTTGCTGTTGCCGCTTCAGCTTCTATGGCATCTTTGACGAATGTGCCTAAAGCAGCACCAAGGCCTAAAATTGGGAGTGTAAGATTTTTGGTTAATGATTCGCCTACTTGGCTAAAGATTTTACCTGTGGCACTAAATTTATCTAAACCTGTTTTGGCTCTCTCAAATTCTCTAACAGCTGATTTGATTCCCTTGTCATCAAATTGCGTCAGAATTGGGATAATAATTGCCATTACTTAACCACCAATAAATTCCTGTTGACTTTCGCGGATGCTTCTTGTAAAGAACGTTCAATACTATTATCAATCAAATTCTGATTTTTCAAAGCGGCAGGCCAAATGTAACGTGACGCACCAGCAGTTCTATTCAGGTTTCTTATCAAAGCTGTTCCTTGACCATTTAATCTGTAACCAGTTGGTCTGCGATTAGAAGCTTTAGCACGACCTGAAGTACGCCCAGAAGTCTTTTTACGACCAGCCATATCAACAATGGCCATACCTCGACCTAAAACAATCACTTTCAATAAAGAAGTTGGTTTACCAGCAGTAGGTTTTTTGGTACTTGTTTTGACTTTTGTTTTATTTTCAGAGGTCTTGAAAGCAGTTGCGCCTGCGTGAGTGAATCCTGAGAGTGGAGCAGATTTAGGTAAAGCATTTTCAATACTTCTTGCATAAGGTAAAGCAAAGTTTTTGACATCAGTATTTAACTGATCATAAAGAGTTTTGTCTAATTCTTTTAATTCCAAAAGCGTTTCTCTTAAACCACGAACCTCGGTTTGTACCGTGAAACCCACAATTACCTCTTGTTTTGTTCGGTTGCTCTCCAACGCAAGTACATACCTAATGTGAAAAGCATACGGTCAGACTCTTGTAATAGCAAAGAGGGAGCAATGCCAGTTTCACAAGCTAAGTGCGCGATATACCAATGCTCAGAGTTTTCTCCGAGCGGTTTTATTTTGGGTCGGTCTCGCTTACACCAATCTCATCAACTTCATCTAACCAGTTATCAAATTCTTTTTTAATTGAGTTGGTTCTTTTTTCACTATGCCACGCTAAGAAAAGCAGGTCAGTAAGTTTGAACTCTGATTCGAGTTTTGCTACTGACCTGCTGTACTTTTCCTCAAACGCAACTAGGTCTCTTGCTGAACAAACTATTTCTTTTGAAATACCATCGTTGTATTTCACGCGCAGGTTGATTTTCATTTGTTTTCTTTTCTAATTAAGCAGCAGTTCCGCGAACTACTGAACCAGATACAGGCCAAGTAACAGAAAGTGTAGCAATATCGCCAACGCTTGATGCGAATGGTGAGTATTGGGTTACCAATGCTGTCATTGTGTAAGTTGGGTTTGTTGAAGTTACTGTTCCACTTGTAGGTTTGATTACAACTGTTGCAATTGAACCTAGTAATGGGTTAAGTGTTGCATCTACTGAACTTGCTGCAAAATCTTGCATAAAGTTTAGTGTTAGTGATGCTTGTTTTAATCCACCGATTCTGGTTCTCCAAGTTGAACCAAACGCGGTTGTTTCTAAATCGTCAGCCTCTTGTGACAATTCAACGGAGTTCAGAGTTGTTGAAAAATCTGAACCATTGATTTTGACATCATAGTCTGTTGCAGCAAATTTTGCCATTGTGTTATTACTCCTAGTCTGCGTAGCAAAGTACTGTGAACTCTGCTGTTAAATATACTATCTCAGAAACAGGCAATTGGCCGTAGTTTCTCATCTCA